TATTAAATATATCTTGTAATGCTAATATACATTTTAGTAACACTTCATCTGAATTAGCACCGGGGAGGGTAATTATTTCAAAATTAATGCCTATATTAATTATAAATGCATCTCTAATACCGATAGAATCATTAATCATTTTATATTGAGACAAATATGTATTTAAATTTCTTTTTAAAGCATCAGATGCATTAGTTAAATTTTTAACATTATTGTACGATAAAACATATAAATCAATTGTACTAATAGAACGTGAAGCTGCATTTGGTTTTGTTGCATATATTTTTGCTACAGTTCCATATTCTGATGGTAAACTTAAAGATCTAATTACATAATCATCAAATGTTACGTTTCTTAATTGACTTTGAAAGCTACCTAAAGAATTTTGTCTAATTTCATTAATATCATCTCCATCAGATCCACCTGAAGCTGCTTCGGGGTTTGTGACTAATAAAGTACCAAAAATTTGATTGGCTAAATTTGTATTATTTATAGTGGAATTTATAAAAGTTATGTTTGTATTACTTAAATTTTGGAGTGAATTTGCTTGAACATTAGCATTAACTCCACCACCTACTAAATATCTAACTGTTAAAGTTGTATTTGAAGGAGCAATACCATAAGTATTTGTAAAAATAAAATTAGTTGGAGCATATGCTGTTGTTAATTTACTTTGGTTAGTTGGTAAACCAAGACCAACATTATCTGGGTTAGGGATAATAACTTCAGTTGTATCAGTAGGATTTCCTGACCCAAATTGTATTTGTAAATTTGTTTTATCTAAAAATCTTGTAGCAAATCTATTTTGAACATATTTAATTCTTAATAAATTAGCAACGTCTGGGTTTTGGAGATAGTTAGGATCATTTGGATTTGCATTAGCAATTGTTTCATAAATAGCATCTTGAGCTAAATAATCTACTTCATACCATTTATCTCCAGTTGTATTATCAATAATATCTAATATTCCTATAATATTAGTATCAGTAATAGTTCTTGAATCAAAAGAAACAGGTGAGGTAAATGATAAAGTTGTTGATTTAATTGTAGCAGAAATTGCTGGGGTGTATTTTTTTACTAGAAAAAATGTAGGTACACCACCTGCTGTTTCATAAACTGTTACTTCTGTTGGATCAGTTGAACTACTAAAAGCAAAATTTACTTTATTAGTTATTAAAAATTGTAAAGAATTATCAAGATTAGAAGTTACGGTAGTATTAGAAGGTATTTGTAAAGCATAAGTATAATCTGGAACTTGAACTGCAGGGCTTCCTGAAGGGACTGCTGGGAGTTGTTGGTAGACTTCTAGTATAGCTGTAGCTGCATTAGTTGCTTTAGGTTTATATCCTAACATGTAAGCCAAATCATATAAATTTTGAGTTTGGCGAGAATATTGAATAAATGTTTCTTGGAATTGATTATCTACATAAAATGATAAAACATCACCTACATAAGCCGCCATTTCCATAAACATCATTCCAGGTGACGCAGGGGTAAAGTCGTTATATGTATTAGGAAAATAAGTTTTAGTATAATTAATAAGACTATTTCTTAAAGATGTAAAATCTCTATCAATGTATTTTATGTCTCTTCTAATGGCCATTTTTATATTGTAATATTAATTTCGTCTTGAATACCATTATTTATTACTTGGTATTTTAAATTTATTGCTATAGTATTTATATCCTCACTAATCGTTGTGGTAATTTGGGCAACTTGAACAAATGGAAAATATTGATTAATTTCATCTGTGACTATTTTTTTTATAAAATCATTTGTTAAAGTATCTATATTTTCAAATACGTACTTTTTTAAACCACTTCCGAAAAAAGGATTAAACACTCTTTCACCAGGATCAGTAGAATAAAAATTTATTAAATTATTTCTTATAGCATCTTTTGTTAAATAGTTTGATTTAAAAACAGCAGGAGCATTAAAAGGAATATCAACTCCTACAGCTTTTCTACCTATAGAATCAATTGGAAATCTATTTTGAACAATTATTGCCATTTATTATTTATTCATTAAGGCCATTATCTGGTCTAATCCAACATTACCTTCAGGTAAAGCATCATTAATTGTGTCTACTGATTTGGGTTGAAAATTTCCAGCATATTGAGAGGTTGCTGTTCCACCCATTTGCATTTCACCTAAAATACCACCAAACATTGCTTGCCTTTCAGCAGATGTTAATTGTTTAGGTTTTTCAATATGAGGTTGAGCATAAGTATCTCTTACAGATTCTTGCACAACTGTTTTAGGAGCACGAACTGCTTCCAAAAGAATATCTTTTAATTCCTCTTGGATTGCTTCTCTTACTGCTTCTTTTATTAAATTTTTGAGTTCTGTAGTTTTCATCACGTTATAAATATTAAATTAATAAGCTTTTAAATTATCTCTGTCAATTATTAGTTTAAGTTCTGCAACTAATGTTTGAGCATTTGAAGTAAACGATAATTCTGTTTGAATTAATGGTACACCACTTGGAGTATATCCAACAGCTCTTTTTCTTATTACTGTTGGTGTATATGGGACTTCTTCTATTTTTATTTCAAAACCTTGATAACTAGATCTATCAAAATTATCATAATTATTAATTCCATAACCAATATATTGTTTTGTAGTATCAGATAGTTGTTCAATATTTTTATAATCTGCTTCAGGAAGGCATTTTTGTAATGCTAAAGTAAGATTAGTTATTATACCTGCTACATTTCTTAATGTAAGGGAAAATACTGAGATTCCTAAAGTTAAAGCATTAGCACTAGCAATAATTGGAGGTAGGATTGGAGTTCCATCACTTTTATACAATAATTTATTATTAACATAATCTAAATCATCTAAAATAGAAACTACAAATCCGGGGATTATAGGTTGTAGTTTTGCTGCTGCTGATACTATTGGAATTGTTGTTTGTAAAGCTGTGGAAATTTGTTGTATAGTATTAGCTCCTGTAGATGCAGCTTGACTAATAGCTGCTACTTTATTTATTCCTTCAACGGTATTATTTAAATCTTTAACAATATCATTAAATTGTGCTAAAGTAGCTCTTGTTACAGATTCAGGAGGACAAAGATTTTCTAAATTTATGTAATTAGCAGCTAACGCTAATACGTTAGGTGTGATTATTCCTATTACTTTTTTAGATTGAGCATTTATTATAGGACCAAATTTGCTAAGACCTTTGCCTTTTTGATCTGTAGGAGTATTATTATTTATTAATTCAGTAGCTGTATCTGAATTGGTTTTTCTAAGGGCTTTATCTTGTTTAGCTTTTTCTCTTGTTGCTTTTGCTTTATCTCTAATTGCTTGAGTTTCAGCTTTCTTTTTTTTATGATAATCTTTTAAAGATTCATTAAAAGCAAAATTTTTATTATCTTTTTGATCTTGAAGACTTTTAGCAGTTTCTTTACTAATTTTAGATAATTCGGATTTTTTTATATTTGGGTCAGCAGCTGCTTTGATTAAAGAACTTGCTTTTGAAGGATCTATGATAGCCATTATATAGTAAAATTATCTTTAGATGTAAGTTCCTGATTATTTATTCTGGTTTTTAAAGCTGTAAGAGTTGTATTTACTGTTAATGCTTTTTGGTTTAATGGAGCCATTAAAACGCCAGCAGGAACTCCAACAAGAGTTTGACAAGTATTCATGAAAGATTGGAGTGAGTCTATTAATTCTTCTAATAAATCGACTGTTTGATTACCTAATAATAAAGGTTCATCAGCTTCTTTATCCCCCAAATATAATTTTCCTGTTTGGATAATCATAGTATCAGTATCTACATTAATACTTTCAATAGCATTTAAGTTAATAGACATATTAGAACTTAATAAAATGTGATCTAATGAACTATTAAATACTAATCTTCCAGATGTTACAATAATTTGACTTCCGCTATATTGATTTGGAATTGTAGGAGGATTAGATTGATAACTATCATAATTTGACGAAGCTACTTCTAAGGGTAGTTGTTGAGTACTACCAAAATAAATAGAACCTAAATCTTTATTTATTTCTTCAATAGTAGGAATCCATGCTTCTGTTTCTGAAGGGGCTTGACCATTTCTTAAAATTAAAATAGGGTCTCCATTTTCTCCAATCCGGGACCATGGATTTTGATTTAAAACTGTTGAACCAAAACGAATACTATGACCCCATCTACCTTCATAAATTATATCTCCTTCATAAGGTTGAAGATATTTAATATTACTTTTTTCATTAAATGTGTTTCCTAAATCAATTTCTGGTGGGGGTGAATTTGAGTTTATAGATGCACCTGCTTCGGCTCTTTGATAAGAAATATTTTTTGGTTGGGATTCAGTTTCAGCATTCCAATCTATTAAAGGATCAGGAAAAGCATTTTGATGTAAAGTATTCCAAAGATTAATAGGTTGAAAATAATAATAATCTGTTTGGTTTAAATCTATATTTCTTGGGTCTTGGGTTCTAACGGATGGAAAAGAAACGACATATGTTAGTTCATTTAATAAAGGAACATGTCTTACATTTGGAAATAAAGGTTTAGCAAAATTATAAGTATTAATTAAATTATCTTCATATAATTCACTTACTGGGAGAGTTGGGTTAGAAAAAGAATCAAATAGAATTCCTCCAAAAGTGTTATATTGTCCATATTTTTCAAATAATTTAGGATAATTAGTTTTAATATTTTCTAAATTTAAAAAAGTAAATTTTACTCTTACTGCTTGGATAGTAAAAGAATTTAAAGAATTAAAAAAACTTTGATTTTGGGCTTCTTGAGCGGCTAAACCAGTATCTGCATATCCAGCCATTATTTATCTCCTTTTAATTCATTCATTGCAGCAAGTAATTGGTCTTTTTCTTCATCTGAAATAGTTAGGGTACCATCTGCTGTTTGGGTTTGCATAGCACGTTGAGCAAGCGCAGCCATTTTAATTAGAATATCATCATTTTTAACACTTATTTCCATATATTCCTTAATCAATGGAACCACTAAAGTAGCATCACCAATTTCTGAAATTAATGGTTTTAATTCGTTTATAAGTGCTGTGACTTGTTTGTCTTTTTTCTGTTGGTTATTATAAATTTCCTCTAAAATATCGGAGAATTTTTTCTTACCAAAAATAATATTATCGAATTGTGACATAAATATACAATTTAGTTTCTTATAAATATTAAAACTAAAAATTTGTATATCCGTGTTCTAAATAAAATATATAATTTTCTTTAAAAATATCGTAAAGTTGATTGGCTAT